AGGCTCTTCATTACATAAGATAATACACTTAGCACCCTGATGTGCAAACCCATTAGGACCTGCAATTAGGGATGCATGAAAGGATGTCTTACCTGTATTAGGTCTAGCACCCACCTCTATAAGCTGTCCACCTGATACACCCTCTACTTTACGAGTGAGAGGTGGTATATTAAATGTCCACTTAGCTTCTAACTCTGCCTTGGCTAGTAGAGTTTCAATAGTAATATCATCCCACTCAATATTTAAGTTAGGTATGAAGTCATCACCATATCTTTCAAGTAAGTTGCGTAAGGATTCTAATGTGTTGGCATCACCATTAACCATATCAAATCCTATGTTAGCTACGTCTTCTCCTATTACCTGTTGGAATAGTTTAGATAGCACCTCTTGTGCTATGTCACCACCCATAGGCTGTTCTTTCTTAATAGAGGCAAACAAAGATGAGTATGCTTGCTTCTGTGCTGTAGTCAGCGTTGGATTATTAGACATGAACAATGCTTCAATCTCATCTGGTGAGACAGTACGTTCATACCTATCCATAGCTGTATCTATTGCTTGTTTAATCTTACGCACATCTTTACTGAACAAGCGGTCAGGACATTTAGAACCACGATGGTCATCGTAGAAACCTTTGTCCATAAGACTGCGTACTAAAGATAACTCCATTCTTATACTCCTATGTCGGTTAGTCTGCTGATGTCTTTAGGGTTACGATACTTTATATCATCTGTCAAGCGTAGAACACGAACATCATTAACATGTCCACGCATCTCCTTTGCCATTGTTAGTGTCTTTGGTAGTGCGTCAGGGTCAAGTGCTATTATTGCCGTTGAGAACTGCGTAAGAAACACTTGATGAGTTGAAAGGAGAGAAGTACCCATCAAAGCGACCCCGACAAAATTACCTAGTGAACCAACAACACTAGCACTCACACAGTCCTCAACAACTACAGCTACCTTACCACATCCGTATGTGTAAGGCAACCCACTGTTCCCATATTTTTTCCACTTAGGCAATTTGTTTGTTAGTGTTCTGCCTGTAGCATCCACTACCTTGCCATCGTGTATAACAGGGAATACAATTCTATTTTCTTTTGCATCGTACATAACATGGGAACGTAAATCAATCAGCCCCCATTTATGTAGATAGTTTAATCCCTCGCGCTTATCATTCATGTGTACAACATATTCAGGTAGCTTGAAATCAATCTGACTTGCCATATAGTCTGCACCCTTGAACCCTCTACGAATATCATCAGCAGAGAGATGCACCCTTTTACCACCTGATATCTTACAAGATGCTTTGTAGCAATTCCAAACGAGACTACCCATATTATTGGTTACTGTAAATGTTTTATAGCCATTACATACTGGACAATTAATACGCTTGGTCTGTCCACTATCAACATCTATATCACTTAATATGTTATCTATATTATACATGTATATATCACTTTCCTTGTCGGCATTTAAATGCTTTTACCACGAGATTTACGTGCAGTCAAGGCATAATTTGCACTCTCGTAAGTATTTTTCATGTAAGGTTTAACAGACTGTGGGTTACTGTGTCCTGTAACCGACATGATTTGTGCCATACCGACACCTGCTTCTACCATTTGTGTTGTTCCTGTTCTTCGTAAGTCCATTAGCCGTAGTTCCTCAGACAGCCCTGCCTCTCGCATGACAAGCCTTGCAGCTTTGGACAGTCTCTGTATGCTATACGGGTGGTACTCGCCCTGTACGGGCTTGGTTCGAGGAGCAACGTACTGTTGAAAGCCGAAGTCTTCCTGCTGTTGTATCAACATAGAGTGTAAGTCATCTTCAATAGGCAAAGTTACCTCTGCTCTACGCTTTGACTGCTCAAGATATAGCTTCTTGTCTGGCAAGTCAAGATTATCCCACGTCAATAGCCTCATGTCACCCAATCTCTGACACCATTCGTATGCCATGTGTACAATTAGTCCAAGGCTACGCCACTCAAACTGTGAGTAGGCAGTGTCAAGGAAGTTGGTAACATCTGTCTCTGTCCATACAACCTTACGTTGAACAGGTGTCTTACGCTTGACGTTAGAGAAAGGATTTACTGTAGCATACTCCATGTCTATTGCATAGCGATACACAATAGATGACACAGTACAGATGTGATTGGCGAAGCTGATGCCTCGCTCAACCCACTCTTCGTATGCGTGTTTAGCTTCCTTGCTCGTGAGTTTATCATACTTTATGTCACCAAATTTGTCAGTCATTATGCCTAAGAAATACTTATAGTCTGCCTTAGACTTGTCTCTTAACATACTGAAATCATTAGATGAATAGTACTTATCAACTAAATGTTGAACTGTTTTCATTTTAATCCCCTAGTCTCTATGTCCATATGGTTCTACCTCATCTCCCATAACTTTTTTACATCCCATAGGTGCTTCATCACAGTTTGGATAACTATAACATCCTATGTGTGGGTCTTCATATGTCATCTTGAAGACATCATACTTAATGTAATTCCATACACTTATACATGGAGAATGTATCAAGGTTATGTAAAGATAGTATCGTAGGGTCATCTTGGTTTCCCAATCTTTATAGTAGATACCATCTCCTTTAGTAATGGTACGAATATCTCGAAAAAACTCACAGATATCCCAATACTTAAATAGAAGTTCCCAAGCTATGCTTTTCTCTCCATATTTGGTGTGTATATATTCTTCTAAATATTCATTTCTCTCATAGTGTTCATAGAAACCATGCTCTTTACTCCAAAAACACTGCCATAAACTTTGTGGTCCATTCCATTCTTCATTCATGCCGCCAACAACTCCTTGAACTGCTTGCTGTCTACCCACTGTGTCACCTTCTCTTCACGTTGCCACATGGATACTGCTCTTGTATCACCGCCAGTGTTACGTAGCTTGAACCCATTACGCTCATCAGCATACGTTGCATAGTTTGTGAACGCAGAGTATAAAGCCCATGCGTTGTGTCCTCGTACACTTGCTTCCTCTGCATACAATCCTAGCATCTTGTCACCTGTCTTCTCAGACTTTAAGAGTGAGTGTAACATATCTCTAACATTATTATACTCAAGAGATTTGTTTGCCCAACTCTGTAAGGTATCAGACTGTGCGTAAAAGTCCTGCTTGCTACGCTCTAGCTGTGTAATGAACCTGTCAAGGCTAAAGCCACTTGTATTCTTACGTCTTACCTTGTCATGCTCACCACGTATCTGCCCATTGGTGCAGAAGAAATCAATCGCACCGAACAGAACTGTGTTAGAACACGTGCCATCCACACCATGCAGAGCAATGATACGTTGTGCTATCTCTGTCTGGTGCTTGTCGGTGTGTATCTTAGCCGTCACATTGGGCAACACCATGTCCATCATAGCCCATCCATTGTGATGTGCGTCTTTCCACTTGACTACAGCACCTTCGTACTCCGCATCGGTCAGGTGGTTCGTGACTGCATCACTCACATCACGGAAGAAATCTCCATGTGATGCACAGTTGAAGTCCTTACCCACGATAGCAATGTACTTGCCTGTGTTCCCATCAATGACATACTTCTTGTCATCTACCTTTGTTGGTTCAAAGATTACATCAAAGTCTAAGTTCTCTGGTATCATATCTAATGGCATATCTATTCTCCTTTTCTGTTTGTTTAAAGATGCACTGTTATATCATATTATATAAGTTGTGTCAACTATCCTGCTAATCATTTAGTTTCTCCATCAGTACACCATGAGTACCATGATGTGCGTGTAACTGTTGTATAACTACCCATCCCATACGTTTGTATGCTTCTATGTCGTAGTGTGATACGAATCTATATGTTCTCATCTTTCGTCTCCTCTTCTCTAAAAAATTCTAACAAATTCCAAGCACTTTCATATGCGTGGTCATAATTTCTGTACCCATGCTCCTCTTGTAACTGTTTAGCTAACTGATGTGCTATATAGTTAAGATGTGGTGTGTGGTCTATTGGTAATTCAAGTTGTGTCATACTTCAACTCCTTTCAATATGTGTGCTATCACGTCAACTGTAAAGCCATTGCCTAGCATCTTGTATCGTTGCGTGTTACTTACGTGGTTGGTGTAGTTATCTGGCAATGTCTGCAATCTCTCACACTCAAGTGGTGTTAGCTTACGCCATTGTAATTCTGATACATCT